ATATTACCTGTTTTCATCCACATACCACGTTCAGATTTGACCTCTACTTTTTTATTAGTAAGCATGTCTATAATTTTATCTTCACGTATAGTTCCATATTGCAAATCTATATCAAATTTCTTTCTATCTTTTTTAGTGGGTTTCACTCCAATTACTCCCTACTTTAAACTCTCCGTCCAATGGACATCGAAGATTAAAATAATTTCCAGCAGCTATGATTGAATCAACTGCTATTTGTCCTACTTTGTTTGCCTGACATTTAGGGACTTCTATCTGCCATTCATCATGAATATTAGCAACAAACTTAAATTTAGTCATACTTACATCTAAATTATTTGCTAATAAAACTAAAGCCTTTTTCATTACTATAGCTCCAGCACCCTGCAACAAAGTATTTAATGCTGAATGCTCACTGCGTACATACAGTTTTCTTCCGTCTATTCCTTTTAAATATGTTTTTGTTGCTGCTCTTTGCACTTTGTCTCTAAGAGATTTAAATGCAGGAGTATTAGAGAAGAAATGTTCTCTAGCTCGTTTACCACTTGCTTCATTTCCTCCAACCACACTTCCAAGTTTTTTATCTCCTGCTCCGTACATAAGGGCATAGATGAAAGTCTTTGCCTGATTTCTTGATTCAAGTCTTGCAGCTTTTTGATTAGTGGTATGTATGTCTCCTTTGATGATTTCATTTGTAAACTCCTTATCATTCATGTAATGGGCTAACATTCTTAATTCTAAGCCGGATGCATCCACACCTATTAAAACATTATCTTCATCTACAATCCATAAACTACGACACTCTTTGCCATAATCTGAAGATAAGCTAGGAACTTGAGCCATGTTAGGATTTCTATGGGTCATCCTGCCAGTAATTGTTCCGTTAGGAATTACAAAACCATGCACTCTCCCGTCTTCGCCCACAGCATCAATCCAACTATTTATTTGTGCTACCCGTTTTTGTAATAGTAAATACTCACATATTAGTTTAGATTCCGGTATATTAGTAATAGTAGATAAAGTTTTTTCATCAACAATAGGCTGACCCGTTGGAGTAAATTTCGCAGGTTTCCAACCAAAGTCTATTAAATATTCGCCTATTTGTTTTCTACTTCCGAGATTAAATTCTTGTAAAGACTGTCTCATAAATGGCTTGTAGTTTTTTGTGTTCAGACATTTCTTATACTCTTCATCAGATAAACCTCTTTTAGATAACTGTCCGTCTTTTCTAATGTAAGGTGTAACTGTTTTAACATCTACTAATCTAGGTTTAAAAACTTTTTTAACTTCATCTTCAATAGTTTTTATTTTACCATTCAATGTAGCCACTAAAATATTTGCATCTTTAGTGTTGAGTAAGAAACCCGCATCCTCTTGAGATTTAATTATTTTAAAAACGTCATGCTCTAAGTCTATGCTTTCTTGAGAAAAATCTCTGCCCTCAACAAGTAAATGTTTATAGACCCTAGCATTTAACTCAACATCATTAACACAATAGTCTAACATTTCAGAACTATAATTTTGAAATTCTTGAAAATCTATTTTAGGAAATTTTAATCTGAAACCCCACGAATCTAAACTGTGTCCCCCGTCTCTTACTGGATTAAAAAGTCTAGATAAAACCAACGTATCTACAATTTTTTTCTGATACAAATTACAATCTAGTAATTTATTA